TTCTCCTCTAGTCAGTTATCAAATCTAATTATAAAGTCATCTGGTTGCCTTTCGTCTTGCTTTAAACCATTTAAGGTCTCTTGGTATTCTGTAATATCTCCTATCATCCCGTCCATTAGTTGCTGTAAATACATTAGGGTTCTTTCTCTTACTTGCATTTCATAGGTACGCTGTTCTGGTGGTATAGGTATCTTGTTACCGTCTTTATCCTCTAAAGAGAAAGGTATATTCCTTATATCAGCTAGTCTTTCCATTACATCTTCGTATCTGTCTTTAAATATAGCCCATTCATCTGATTGAGTTAGGTTATAAAGCTTTTCTCCTTCTGTTAGTTTTTCTTTTTCTTCCATAATTATAAGCCTTGACCTTGTTGAGTCAAAGCACTAGTTAATTGTTTTTGAATGTCTGGGCTAGGTAGTTGTCCTTGTTCTTCTTGCTCTCCCTGCCCTTGTGTTGCCTCTGGGAGTGCTCTTGGCATTTTAAGGTTAACACCCCATAAGTCATTTAACTGAGGAACTATCTGTTCTAGTAATTGAGGGTTCATTTGAGCTAATCCCATTAAACCCTGAGCTATTAAGTTTCTATCAAATCTTTGAGCCTTAACAACTACTTCAACGTCATAATCAGCTAGGTTTAAGTCTTCTATTGCTGTTTCATATCTATCAGTATTACCAGCTTCTAAATCTCTAAGTGTTTGAGCCTTTACAGCTTCTATCTCGGCTATATCTATGTATTGAATACCTTTCTTTCCAGCGTCTTCTATAAACTGGTCTACTGCTATATCCGCTAATTCAAGGTCGTACTCTCTTAATTCATCACCATCTAAGGTAAGTCTAACTATATCTTCTTTCTTAATACATTTACCCCATAGTGGTACTATCTGTTCATTAAATACTCTTTCCCAGAAACTAGCCTCTTCTTTAGCCATTTGCTCAAAGGAACTGCCAGAAGCTCTAGCATTAATTGCTGCTTCTGTGGCTGTAGTTCGTACACCCTCTTCGCCTGTAGCACTATCAAAGGAATTAGTATCTCTTTGAGCCCATTTAGTAGCAACTTCTTCATCGTTATAACTTCCTACTCCTGCCTCTGCCATTTGCCATTGTTCTGCGTCATCCATTTGGTTGACTTTGAGAACTCCATTACCTGCTAATCTAGCTATTTGTTGAGGTGTTATTCCACTACCTTTCTTTATCTTATAAAGTCCTAAACTTGCAACGCTATTCTTGATAATACGAGTATTTAACACTGTATTCTGGTATAACTGCATCATTGAAACTCTTTCTGCCGGTGCATAACCATCCCATCTGCCTGGTATCTTCTCAGCCCAATTCTCAATATAAGTCTTTCTATCGTTCTTTAGCTTCTCTACTAAGTGTATTCTTTGTTCATCTTTATCTAAGCCACTAACAATGATTCTTTGGTTAATCATCTCTTCAGGTTTTCCGTCTTCTTTCTTTTCTTTCCCTGTAATAAATGAGATAGGGGCTAATCCTTCATATCTATATATTTCTACAAGCTTTTGCTTAGAGTTAGTTGAGGCATTGTTTGGGTCATTTCTAGCTAGGTTCTCTTGCCCTTGTATATCCTCTGTGTTAATCCAATCTTTTTCACTCTTTACTTCAAAGGGTGTCATTAAATCTCTCTCACCTACAGAAGGAGCTAAAGCAATACTGTCTACTGTCACATCAATGTCAAAGTTAAGTCTATCAACTCTCTTCATCTCAACAGTGATACCGTCTTTATTCTTGGTTGCTTTGGTTATTCTTACAATACTTGTGCCATCAATATACTTCTGCTTTCTTAGAGCATCCATTCTAGTACCAAAGTGCATCTTTCTCATTTGGTTCTGTCCGTATCCTCTAACTATTCTAGCAAACTCTTGTCTATTAGGTTTCTTAGCTCTGTAAAGTATCTCCTTTTCGTCTATGTGTGTATTCTTGTCTGTGGTGTCTACAACAAACCTAGTGAGCGGTGCCCATATTCTCTTTCTTCCTGTGGCTGGGTCTGTTGGCTTGTTAAATACTCCCCAATAATTCTGTCTATTCTGTCTTACAAGGTTCTTCATATCGAATGCTACGTTCTCTGTTACCATAGCAATACCATGAGCTGAAGCTTTAAATTGTTTTAGATAGTTAAATATTTTGCTTTCTAATTCATCGTTGTCTATTTCCTTCATATTATTGGTCAATCTGGTGTTTTATGAGTAGTCGTTATATAAATTATAATCTTCATCTTCTTCATCCTCTTGTGGTCTAAGGTCATTCATTCCATATCTTATAGCATCCATTTGGTCTGATAAGTAATGGTCTGGGTCATTTAGTATCTTACCGTCTTTATCTACCTTCCATAGATAGTTCCTGTAAGCCTTTATAGTGTTTATGCTTCTCTTTGTTAAGCTTATTTGTTGAGCTTGGACAAACTGTATGCCTTGATTAACACTACCAGGTCCTTTCTTAGCTCCTTGTATGTTAACTCCACAACTAGCTATCTCATCTATACTCTTAGGTTCTGCACTATCAGCTATTGTTAGTACACTATTCTCTTGGTTCTTTAGTATGTCTGCTATCTGGGGATTAAGTAGTTCTTTAAGGTGTGTTATCTCGTTTATTATATATCCTCCGTTATAGTAATATATTGCCACTATTGCTGTAGGGTCATTACTATATCCAAAGTCCAAACCATATCTTACTAATCTAGCTTCATGTGGTATCTCATCTATTATCTTCCAGTCCTTATATATCTTACCCTCTACCTCTCCTAACATTCCTAGTCCATATACTTGCCACCATCCAGTTCTATTCTTTCTAGCCTCTATACTGGATATAATCTCTTTACTCAATGCTTCGTTGTCTTTGTATGTTAATGTTATAAAGTCTATATCTTCTCTCTTTCCTTTAACATCTGTATAGAACCAGAACTCATTAGTTGGATTCCAGTCTAGGAATATAAAGTCTTTTGTTCTTACCTCTACTTGGTCAAATGAATCTAGTGTTACATTGTTAGCTTCATTCATAAAGCATCTATCTCTTCTACCACCTCTTAGCTTATCTGATTGGTCTGCTGAAAAGAACTCTATCTGACTTCCAGTTTCAAATGTATATATGCTATCTGTTGCGTTCCATCTAGTATCGTTCCAGTAGTGGTGTGATTGCATTATGTTCTTAAAGTCTCTTATAGCTCCACGTTTTAAATGAGGTGTGCTTTCTGATATTACAGATGTTAGCTTCTTTGTCTTATCTGTTTGGCTTAAAGCTATTAAGAATAATAATATGCTAATAGTCTTACTTGCCGAAGTTCCACCTGCTACCGCACGTATCTTATTCTTTAGTGCTATTATCTTCTGTGTTGCTGTTGTCTCCTTGAAAAGTGCCATAATCTTTTAAGTTTATAATAGGTTGTATTTTATCTCCTCCTGTAGTTATATCAGTTTGATTCTTAATTGTTTTAGGTAATACTGCTAGTACAAGTTTCTCTTCATACTCTGTAAGCTCTTGGCTTGATTCTACTTTCTCCCTTACTTTTTCCCAAAGTTTATTAACTGCAAAAATCTTATCCTTCTCTATATAAGCAGGTTTTCTTCCACTATTCTTATTCCCTTTACAGTCTGGGTTTCCTCCTGGTCTTGCCATATAATATTATAATTAATTTAATTGCTAATCTTACAAGAATTTACTGTTAATTAAGTCTAATATCTCTCTATCGTTAGTTGGTTTGTTCCTTTTAATAGGTTTACTTTGATAGTCTGATAAGCTTCCGTTCTTCTTCCAAATATCTTTCATTTCTTCAGAAGGTTCTTTATTAATAGCTGATAGTCCGTTTGTCATTTTATAGCCCTTAACTTATTTTTAAGCTCCTTTAATACTCTCTTGTCTGTAATACAATTATCTATACAACTTAATGCTATCTCAAGTCTATCTTCTGCTATACGTCTGTCTAGTTTATATTTGTTATTTAAGTTCATCTAATTCAATTTCAATCCATTCTCCTTTAGAATAGTCAAAAGTATAACTTACTTCTTTATCTCTTAAGTTTTCTGTTTGGTTTATCATAATTTTAACAAAAAGTTACATAATGTCCATAAGTTTCTGGTGCAATCTCCCAGTTAAGTATGTGTCCGATATAGCACCTGATAAGGAATTGTAGCTGGATAAGTTGGTAGTTGTACAGGCATTTCTTCATACCTAGTAACACGCTTAATAACTGTTTCTTCTATAACAGTTTTCTTTATCTTCTTAATTTCATTCTCTAATTCTGCTAATTCTTTTTCTTTTTTTAGTTCCTCGATTCTAGTATCAAGGTCTTTTATTTTGTTCATATTTTTAATTCAATCCCCTAGATAGTACAGTATTTTATCTTTTAAAGTAAAAAAACCACCTTTAAAGTAGTTTCTTTATATGTTTTTCTCGTTTATTTGCATAAGTTTCTTTGCTTATGCCTTTAATGATACGCTATTTCTAATTGTTTGTCAATACTTCTATACACATCTTATCCATGCACTCTGTCAACAGTTCTCCAAAGTCCATATCAGGTGCTATATCGGACACATACTTAACTCTAGCATATCGTTCAAAAGGGCTTTCTCCTTCGTCAAATATATACTGTACGTTTCGGAATAATCCAAAGCTGTCTTTAAGTTTTAAGTTAATCAATTTCATTTATATAAACACTTAGCCCATAGTAATGTTCCTACTGGAATAAGTATAATTATTAGTAATCCTATTAGTATGTGTATGTCTTTAACGTACATTAAGTCTTTGTTTAATTATATCAATATATTTTTGCTCTTTTTCTATTAAAATATAATCTCTATTAAGATTTCTGGCTGCGATTCCAGTCGTGCCACTTCCTGCACAATTATCAAGTACTAAATCACCTTCGTTGGTATAAGTTTTAATAAGATATTCAAATAGTGCTACTGGTTTTTGAGTTGGGTGTACTGATTTACTAGGATGAGGTTTTTCAAAAGATATTATTGACTTAGGGTGTTTCATATCTCCCAATTTTTCCACATTATCTACCTTATTATATTTTCCATAATTATTATTAATATCAGTATTCATTTCTCCTTTAGAGTGATTTTTTTTACCTAGTGTTTTTATAGGATTATAAGTTGGTAACTTTTTATAAAATATACATATATCTTCATGTACTCTTAATGGCATTCGATTAGCATTCAAAAATCCTGATGTTAAAACTTTATTCCAAACTAAATTATATCTATGTAATTTTTCGTTACTTAACATTAATTTAGCTGTAAACTTATCCTGAGCTGTTAATATAATAATTCCATTATCTTTTATAATCCTTTTATAATCTTCCCACATTTTATTTAGAGGAATTATGCTATCCCACTTATTTTTTGTTGTTCCATAAGGCAAATCACAAAGAATCATATCAACAGACTTCGGTTCTATATCCATCATTTCTTCTAAACAATCTCCTTTTATTACTTTATTCATATTATTTAACATGGGCTGTCATAGTTACTTCATCGCTCCATTCATAGTGGTATGTAACAGTCATTGAGTTAATTATAGCATCTTCATAATCCGTTAAAATAGTATATTCATGGTAGGCAATATCAGCGTCTGTTATAAGCTCCTCTGCGTTTAGTTTCTTAACTGTGAATAGTGAGAATATAAACAGGGTAAGGAAGATAGTTATGAATAATGATATTAGTATAGTTAGATTTTTCAT